TCCAGTTGTTTTGTAAACTCGGGTGGATAGAGATCCGCTCTCGTAGAGGCAATCTGTCCTAATTTTACAAACGTGGGTCCAAGTTCGAGAAGTTGGTCCCTCGTCCATTCGCCAAGCTCAGATTTGTTTTGTACAAATGTGTTCTTCCATAGAAATTTGGCGGCAAACTTCCAGGTCTTCACCTTTTGGTTTGATACCACCCGAGTGGGTCTGTGACTCGCGACGCATAGCATCCTACTATATAAAAATCTTTTATTTTTTAATATCTTAGGTTACAATAAATGGCCAAACTCAACAGATTTCTTGGACCGCTCAGTACCCCAACTGAAGCTGTCATCAAAGCGCAACCCATCGTCTTCACCCTCATCATATTGTACCAAGGTCTCTTCGCTGGTAACGCGATCAAGATTCCCAAGAACCTTAAGACCCTCTTCAACAGTAAGACGTTCCGCTTCATTTCACTCATGTTAATCGCGTTCAGTGCGACACAAGATATTGAGTATGCCCTCATATCAACTACAATCTTCATTGGTGCCATGTATGCCATCAAGACTCCAGAAGAACGCAGGGAAACTGGATTAATCTAAAAATTATATAGTCTACTAGTAGAATGAAGATTCATATTGTTGGTGCTGGACCATCGGGGATGTCTCTCGCATGGGAGATACTCCGCGCAGGTGATCACGACATTACAATATATGATAGAAAGCCATCTGCAGGTGGATCGTGGTGGGAACCGGATGTGAATACACGAGATCTCCACGCACACCGAATCGTATTTGATCGTGCTTTCGTGAATACCAAAAGCCTTTTCGAAGAAATGGGCATCCAATGGGATGATATTTTTGAACCCACAGAAAAGGATCTCTATAGTTTTATGCTTCGATCCCTCAAACTCAAAGATTATGGAGCCCTCACATCTCTCGCGACGCGTGTACTCACACAACCCGACAAGTACAAGAGTATGTCACTCAAAGAAGCTCTCGGTGAATTGACCCCAGGTGGACAAGCTATTCTTGAACATCTTCCACTCATCATGGATGGTGTACCTTGGAATGTCATGTCCGCGTATGAGTTTGTAAAAAGTTTTGACCATGTCGCACTCTCAAAACAATGTACTCAAAAAGTTTCAGGTAAAGTTATGTGTGATTTGATGCACGATAAACTTTTAAAATCTGGAGTCAACTTTGTGTTCAATACAGAACTTGAAAATGTTGAATATCTCGAAAATGATTTTGTCGCAACATTTTCAAATAAAACTATAATCAATGATGGATTTTTAGTTCTATGTATTGATAATAGCCCAGCCCTAAAGTTTTTGGGTACTAACTGGGGACCGGATGCTGATAAAAAGGTGCGTGCGAGTACATACGGGTGTATAAACGTGCTCTTAGACTTTGATGAAACACCAAAGCTTGGTGATGACCTTGAAATCGCCGCGTCAACTCCCTGGAACCTCCAACCCGTTGTTCTTTCAGATGGAAAAACAGTATCATGTGTGATATGCGATTTGACCGATGAAATTTTGAAATCAAATCCAGATACTATAAAAGAACAAGTCGTCAAACAACTCGATCTCCCAGCTCCACAAAGTATACGATTTGGGTGGGGTGCGGTGTGGGATGGTGAAAAATGGCAATTCTCACAATCCTCGGGGGTTCTTAGTCTTCACGGACAACTCCCATTCATTGGTGAATGTCCACACGTGGCTATGTGTGGTATGATGTCTCCACGACATACACCATATTCAAGCATCGAAGCCGCGATTGAAGTTTCAAGATCCTTAAGTCGTATATTACTCGGCACACGGGAACCCCTTAGACCACGTCTTCTAACACATATGTTAGCTATTTTGATTACAGTGCTTATAGTTTTAATTTTAATGTATATAAATAGAAATCAATGAAGTTTCTAGCCCAAGTCCATACACCCATGTATGACCACAACGACAAAAAGTATATTCGTTTGGTCATTCCTGAAAAGTGTGCCCAGATCGTAGATAGAATGCATATAAACAAGGCACGTCTCGTGCAACATAAGCGAGTTGATAATCCCCTCGATGGTCGAGTTCTCACAGTGAAGGTTCCATTCCGTTATAGGAGAGTGATGTGTGAAGTCCGTGGACAACCCGTGCAGTCTCTTATAAAAGATGATGAAGTTGAAGTCGTAGTCGAGTTCAAGGGTGTTTGGAATGTTGGTGAATACAGTGGTTATTCTTGGGTGCTCTCTTCAGTCTCCGCCTCTGGCTCGGCCTCTGGCTCCGCCTCTGGTTCTTGAGGACGCTCTGGAATCTCAACATCCACCAAGCCAGCTTCTTTGAAGCCCTTAAACACGCGAAGGGAACCTTGGAGACGGAAGACCTCTTGAGTCAATTCCTCAATAGCGTGTTCAATCTTGTTAATATTTTCTTCAACGTTGGCGGAAGGCATTGTATAGTCATATAAAGTTTCAACTCTTTAATATAGTATATGTTGACGAGAACTGGGTATCTCGTCGCAGAAGGACCACTTCAGGACATTAAAAAAGAACTTACAGTAAGACCTATCGTCAACGGAGACTATGGATTTCCCCCACCGCCTTTTAAAGTTTTTAGAGCAACTAAGAATGGAGTCTGTGTTCCAAGATTCTATGGAGTTGCTAAACTTGGGGAACCCAAGCAGGATAGACGCCCTGAACCCATCCGAACAGGTGTCAAGTTCGTCGGCACCCTCAGAGATACAACTCATCAAAACGAGGCTCTTGCCGCTGCTCTTACAGCGGGTCATGGAGTTCTCTCACTCCCATGCGGGTATGGCAAGACCACCGTATCCTTGGCGATAGCGTGTAAGTTGGGGTACCGTACAATGATTGTTGTCCACAAGCAGTTCTTGGCTGATCAGTGGAAGGAACGTATTCAACAATTTTGTCCAGGTGCCACAATTGGAGTTGTTCAACAGAACAAGAAAGAGGTAGAGTGTGACTTTGTTATTGCGATGCTCCAATCCCTCTCCCTCAAGGAATATTCATTCAGCGATTTCGACTCGATAGGTACACTCATTGTCGACGAGGCACACCACATTTGTGCAAAAGTGTTCTCCCAGTCTCTCTTCAAGATGTGTCCCAAGCATATCTTTGGTCTCTCAGCAACCCCCGAGCGAAAGGATGGTCTCACAAAGGTGTTGCATTGGTTTATGGGTCCAACATTTTTTGCGGTGGAGAGAAAGAATCAGGAACAGGTGGAGGTGTTTCCAATTGTATACGAGTCCCAGAACTATAGAAATGCCCCACCATGTACACGAAATGGGAAGTTGTCAATGCCCAATATGGTCACAGAGGTTGTCGAGGACAGGAAGAGAAACCAAATGCTCGTGGAACTGGTCAAAAAAGCGTCCGCGGGGACACGACAACTCCTCGTACTCAGTGACCGGAGATGGCATTGTGAGATGCTTCACCAGTGTTTTCCAAAGAACTCGGGCCTCTATATGGGTGGTATGAAGGAGGTGGATCTCCAGGCGTCTTCCCAAAAGAAAATCATCTTTGCGACGTTTAGTCAAGCCCACGAGGGTCTGGATATACCAACTCTGGATACAGTTATTCTGGCGTCTCCAAAGTCCGATATTGTACAGAGTATTGGTCGTATTATGCGAGAGACCAAGGGAAAAAAGAACAATCCCCACATCTATGATGTCCACGACCCCTGGTCTATCTTTACAGCTATGTACTACAAGAGAATGAAGGTGTATCGCCAAGGTGGTTTCAAGATACATGGGAAGGCGGACACCGAAGAAAAACCAGACTTCCCTCAGGGAAAGTGTCTATTTTTATAATCTGAACAATAAATAAATGTCTGGTGCATTAGTACAACTTGTTTCTAAAGGTGCTCAAGACGTTTATTTAACAAGTGACGAAGGTATGTCGCTCTTCAGTATGAAATACAAGAGACACACCAATTTTGCACAAGCACCAAGACTTATAAAAACGATCACAGCGACGGACAATTCCATCATTATACCCACATGGGGTGATCTTATAAACTCAGTGTGGTTTGAAGGTACGGATTTAATCACTAAATTTGACGGTGCTGTCTTTGATCTTTATATTGGTGGTGTTAAAATTGATTCACACACATTTGATTTCGTTGCTGATATATGGCAGAATTATCACGCGGAGAACTTTGTGAAGGCTCAAGAAATCTTTAACAAAACGTCTCAGTCTTCTACTCGATTTTTTCCAATGCATTTCTTCTTCTGTGATCACGATATGTTCTTACCCCTCGTAGCACTTCAATTTCAAGAAGTTGAAATACGGGTAAATTTTGCAAACCAGAATGCATCAGACATAAAGTGTTATGGGAATTATATCTTCTTGGATTCGGATGAAAGAATTAAGTTTACAAATACTCCAACTGATTTGATCATCACTCAAGTCCAATCCACTAAAAGTCCTATAGAGAATCCTAGAACAACTTTTGATATTTCATCCTT